ATCTTGTCAATTGCTTGCTTTTTAGTAGTCTGGTCCTTAGTGGTCTTTAATAGTCCTATGTGGTCAATAATCACAATAGTTATTTCATTCTCATCATTAGGGAAATAACGTTTGTTAAATTCATCAACCTGCTCTATTCTACCATTCTGCAGCGCATGTGCTTTTAGTTCTTTAGCAACACCCACAGCATTCTCTGGACCATCTATAATTGTAATTACATCTTCCATCTGTCCCATATAGTCTTCATACATAAGGAACAAATCATGCTCATCGCTTGTCATTTTCTCTGTCCAACCTAATAGTTTAGGAACAGGTAACACTACTCCCTGGTCTAGGAATATCTTTCTACTCACCCATTTAGCAAGCTTGTATGTTCTAGAACGCTCCATAGAACGATAGATGATACGCAACTTGATACCTGATGTGGGCTGACTAATATACCAATCAAAAGGATTGAGAACAAATGCATCATCTATGAAACTTGTTTTACCACTACCAGTGAGACCACCGATAAGGAAATACATGCTCTTTCTGATACCTATGTACCTATTCAATCTATCGAATCCCATAGGAATACCACCATTTCTACCATTTAAACCTGCTTGTACTTCCGCTTTTAGTAATTCAAAACTCATAATTGATATAGTTAATATATTCTTTTTATATCTGTTGGCTGGAATAATACTATTGTTGATTCTTTATTCTTGTTAAGTTTATCAGCAACACCAACATACACTTCAAATGAAGAATTATTCATTATAGCACGCTGATAATATTTAGATGAAGAAACCATAATCTTATCAACTATTATAACATCTCCAGAGAATTCTACTTCAAGTTTATCTTGTTTGTTATATATCTCTTTAAGAATTTTTACTTTCTTTCCGTATAAATTACTCATATGTCTACATCTTTTATAGGACCGTGAGATTCTTCTGCAACATGTCCTTGTTTAATCAATTCAATAAACACCTCAAAGGTTCTTTGATTCAGATAGGTGAGACTGTTTTGCATGAATGTCATTCTATTTGTACCACTCTTTACAGAATTCTCCTTCTTTTGATTAACCTCAAGCTCTAACGCCTTGATAAGTTCATGTACAGTGTATTCTCCTTCTCCCAGTATTTTGTTAAATTTAAGCTTACACTCATCCTTTCTAACCCTCATAGCACGTGTGCCTCTAAACTTTTTACCTGCATGTGTGAATGTATCAGTGCCTGGATAGGCTTTCCACCACAATTCAAAATCATCGTTAGAAGGTTTCTTTCTACTAATCTTTGTATCTATAGGAGTAGAAAGGAAGTCTATAAGAGACTTCCCTTCTAATGTAAGTTTACACTCTTCAGTGATTAAACCTTTCCTAATAAGAGTTTGATAGAGTAGGGATAGCTTAGGGTTTTCATAGCACAATTCTTTTATGTCACATTCTTGCTCATCAACTAGTGTGAGCATGAATACAATGTCAAGATTGTAACCTTTTTTGATTATTTCCTCAAAATGGGAGAATGTCAGGTTCATGTTCTGGGGTTTTCTTCTTCACGACAAATATCTTAGCAGCCTCTCTAATATCTTCCAACAGGGACCTTGTCTCCTGTTCCAATTCAAATGTTTTCTCCTGCAAATATACTGAATCTTTCAAGAAGTCCCTTTCAAAATCTTCATTCATAGTTTTAAATTTTAACATGATGCCCAACCAAAGAATACCCATCTACCTTCTCTCTCTTGTGAAGAACGTTTGTAACTTACATTAGCTACAACAGGATTGGTTTTCTCTAAAACCTTACGCATCATAACCTTTGTAGACCTTTGATGTTTCTCTGTGTATGCTCTAGCCATTTTAACAGCGTCACCTTTAGATACAGCTGACGAAATCACACTGCCCTCACGGTCTTCCACTTCATACTTGAGTATCCATTTCTTTGTACCAGGAGTTACAATATGCTCCACTTGTGATTTAACCTTGTTTGTATTCTCTTTTGGTTCTTCTATACAAATAGCCTGAGCTCCCTGATGCTTAGTAAGCCTATCAAGCTCTCTTTCCATGTAAGCTTCCATTGATAACTTACTAGCTTTCCATTCTTTTGTTACATCTCTATAACCTGCAGAGCTATTAATCTGTCCACTATAACCTTCTTGATGTCCATATGCTTCTTCAGCTCTTTCTACAGCTCTATTATACGCATCTTTAACGTTCTTACCTCTTGAATAGGTGGTAAATACTTGTGATCCCATAAATAATTGATTTTAACGGTCAAACATATCTGGATTAGCATCCAGTCTTAATTTACTGATAACATCTTTTCTTTCTTCCTCCGTAGGAACTACACGAAGCCCATAGTGTAAGTTAAACTCAGCAAGAATTGCTTTAGCTCTGTTTGTGTTACACTTAAATGTTTTCTTGATTAATGGTAGGGCATACACATTAAAGTCTGTAAGTTGTTCACGAGTGAACGTGTTATTATGATACCACTCTGGATCATCTTTAACATCATCTCTTGTCTTACCAACCATTTTTAATTGGAAATCATTAAGATGGTTTGCTATGTTGTCTCTTGTAATCTTCTCCATTAGAATAAACTTAATTGGTTAGGATTAATGTTAACCTTTCTCTTTTTTCCTTTGTAAAGGATCTTGTGAACGATTCTCTCTGCACGCTCTATATAATAATCATAGTTGATTCCTGCTGTAGCAACAGCTGTGGTCTTTGGTAGATTATTACACACCGTACAAACCCAGTCACCAGCCTCTACTTGAGAAACATCTGCTGCACCACTATCACTATCATCATTCTTCACCTTTAGCAGCTTCTCTCCTGTGTTGGATACATAATACCTAATCAGCTTATTATATATGGTTTTCTCACCTCTAGCTCTATTCAGTCCCTCATAATGGAAGTCTCTGCTGGCTTTTTGTCTGAGACAGAAGTCAAAGATATTGCTATGATTGACAATAGTATGCTCAATAGGTATATTATGAACATAATATTGTTCGAGAGCCAAAGGCACAATCCTGGCTGACTTGTTCTTATGTAATTCAAAATCCGTGAGGAAATCCCCTTTCTTTTTAACTTCTCCATCTGTTTTAATTGCTAGATAGTCATTAACTGTTGAGAATATAATCTTCTTGTAATCAGTGCGTTCTAGTTCATACTGAGTAATATCAGACCACCATGCATTAATTGAATTCATTACATCAAGTTGGTCTTTCTTAATCAGAATAGTTACGCCATCTGTATTAGCAGATATAACATGTATACCTTTAAGTTCATATGCCTCAATAAGCATCATCAAGCTAAGCTCACCTGTAATAGTGGTAAACATAGTTAGTTGCCTATCATAAATCCAGTTCTGCATGTCTGAACTCTTACCATAAACACTATTTACTGCAAGCTTTAGGGCACCAACGATACCCTTAATACGCTTATCAGTCTTTGCTAGTGGTTTGAGCTCAAGACGCTTTTCAAACATCTTTCTATATCCAGAAAGAAACTGTTTACCCAAGTGTGCAGGATAACGACCATTGTTAATAATAATAGCAGGATAATAGGAGCTCACATCCCAATCGATAATCTCATATTCATCATCAGCCTCAAACACCTCAGGTTTGTTCTCTGTGTGTAATCCGCCCTTCATGAATGAATATACATTACCATAGAAATGTATTTCCTCTTTAAAGTCATCCTGTATGCCTAGATGCATCTTCTTAATCTTGTTAAAAAATGCTTGCAGCTCAGGCGTTTGGAACTGTACATAGCTAGCAATACAGCTTTTTACAGCTATATTCTTTCTAAAAGTTCCCTTTTTGGGAAGTTCTTTGTAATCAATTCTCTTCTCCTCACAATAATACTTCTTGATCATCTCATCACCAATCTTACTATCAGAATAATTGAGACAGGGAATACCAAACTCTGCCTCAATATCTAGTCTCAGGTCTATTTGGTTGTTTCCTTTGTACAAAGGATGATCTGTCTGACCAATAGTGACAAGATAGAATTGATATGTAGCCCAGACATCATTATAACAATATTCTGTTGTGGTTACAATATCCTCGTGTGTCATTCCTTCCTTAGAATGATGAATAGGCATCTCTTCAATGTTCTCAAGATCCATTTCAAACTCTAATCTCTTCAAACTAACACGCCTGTTCTTATTGTCAAAGTGATGTATCTTAAACAGATCTATCTGTTTGAGAGCTAAGTCTGATTCACGATATTCAGGAAACACATCATAATTAGCATCATGAATAACATCAGCAGCTTTCTGTGCTATTCTGGATGTTATTTCTAGATTGCTTAAATCATACCAATGTTCTTGGTTCCTCAATATCCACTCAACTACTTGACTATCAAAGCGTAAGTTGTTATAACCCACCCAGTAATAGTCTTGATGTTGTTCTGTGAATCTAACAAATGCATCTAAATCATTCTGTTCACTATTCAACTTAAATGCTCTGTATGGTTCCCCTGGAATGAGACAAACAACCAAGAAGTATTCTTTCAGTGTTTCTATATCGTAAATTATTACATTCATTTCTTAGCTGCTTTCTTTTTTGCTTTCTTTTCTTTTCTTTCATTATGTGCTGTTAACAAAGCCTCAGCTGCTGTAACAACAATGGTAGAAAGTCTATTATCTTCTAATCCAGCAGCAAGTCCTGCTGCTAACCACTCATCAGGTCCATCTATTACAAAATGTACATTGTAATCATCATAAACCTTCATTGTAATGTGTCCCTTCTTTTTAGCCTTTGCCATGTTATATCCCTTTTACTTGATAAAATGATTTTCTAATAATACTACCAAGCTCTGCATCATTAGGAGTGTTTAGTATTGTTTCTTCATCCACTTTTATAACAACCTTCATTTCATTATGTCTGTCGTTATTGTAGCAATGTAAACAAAGCTGCCCAGCACCCTCAATATAGCCTGTTCTGTAATCAATATGATCGTTAAATCTGTATTGTGTTTCTTTGTCACACAATATACATCTTTCTATTGGATTGTTTTCCATGTTTTATTTTTTAAATGTTTGATGATAATATTGTTCTGCTTTACCCATGTGAGGTTGTGAGTTTGTCACCATGCCATCATGGAACGCTTTTGTTATCTGTTGCTTCTCTCTTTGTTTAGCATCTTCAATAATATCCATTATTCCTTCGTGTTGGTCTTTAGGTATTAGTTGTTCTACTAACCATTCTACTGCTGTTTGTTGTTCCATTGTTTATTTGTTTTAAAGGACAAAATCCGTATTATAATACCTTTTATGACACATTATGTCATATTTTGGTATGTAATTCGACATAAATCCGAATTATACTACTGATTTTGGCATTAGTGATTCACCTGCTGTAGGATTACCATATATTCTTATATCATTCTGATCCACGGTTCTAACCTCTCCTGTATTGTACAGTCTGATGATGAATTGTGGATTGGAATGAATAGAGCCTGCTATCATAAATAGCACTACACCATATCCCAATGGTGTTTCTACATCAAAAGGATTCATTACCTCGTGTATAGTTTGGTACATCATAACTAAAGTATTAGGAATTCATCAATATAATCATCCTTTGTACACTCACATCTATCACATTTTACGTGAGCTTTTATACTGTAAACATACATAATTCTCCATTTATGGCCTAATATTCTACATTTAATTAACTTGATTAGTCTTTTCATGGCTTAAATTTGGTGGTTTGGTTTAATTTACTTATATTGCAAGCTTAAATGTTTAATTATGCAAGAAAAAGTATTAGGTATTCTTAGACACGCTTTTACATTCGTTGGTGGTCTAGTTGTAACAAAAGGCTTTATTGACGAATCTCTTTATTTAGAGTTATCTGGTGCACTACTCACCCTTATTGGTGGTGTTTGGTCTGTACTGTCTAAGAAATAATCCACATTCTATGAAAAATAAGAAGGGAGCATATTACATGCTCCCTTTTTACTTTTAGGAGAGACGCTTTAGTCTAATGACCATCTTTCTAGTTCCATCAGAAGGAACATAGATGAATCTGTCTCTCTCAACTACCAACTTCCTCTGTGCTTTCTTTTCACTGAAAATAGCATCAATTAACTTACTGGCTAAAACAAAATGTTTTCTCTCAATTGGTGAGTAATTGTGCTCTGTGGAATAAACTGATAGTGTTGACATATATATGGATTTATTGGTGACTAGCACTCATTGAGCTGGTCCCTATAGAAACAAGCTATACCAACTAGTCTTTCAACTAATTGCTTCTCGTTCTCTTTGGCTAGCTCTATAACATCATTAACTGTCTCATACTCATCTCCTGATAAGTCGAGAATAGCATCGATTAATAACTCTCTCATTAGAAAGTGATTATCAATTGATTACCTCTGATTTCTACACCTTTAACCTCTTTGGTTACAGATTTTGGTGTAGCTACTCTCTTAGCAATGTTCTTCTTTCTCAAGGAAGGATGTTTCTTTGCTAATGTACATAGCTTCACTTGAATAGAAGCTACAGATCTACCTAGCTTATCAGAAAGAATAGCAGCAGCCTTTGTCTGATTACCATTCATAAGCTTTAATGTTTGCTTAGCCAAGTTTACTTCCTTAGTTGTCCATCTGTTGCGTGTAATTACTGTATTCATGATTATTGATTTTTATTAGTTTTCAAGAAATTCAATTGATCCTGGATTACCTGTAAGCTTCTTGTATATCACTTGAGCTTTAGCAGCATTAATTGCTGTCTTGTAACCTGATAAAGCTAGTGCTGCCACTTTCAAGTCTTTGTTCTTCTGGAACATGTTGTTCAACTGATCACCCATATCTCTTGTTACATTAATTACGTCTGTTACTGTCTGTGTTTTTACTGTTTTTGCCATTGTTTTTTGTTTTTAATTATTGATTTAATAAATGTACTTGTGTGTTTACCTTTGTCTCTTGTATGTAGTGAGACTCATTTCTCTTTTTAAAATAAGATTTTTTCTCTCTATTTCCACTAGTTCTTGTGGTATGTCCTTTTTAGAAAGTTTTACTGGTGAATTAGCTAGAAGAATTGACTTGATATAACAATCTCTCAGTTGATCTATTGCGTAATGTGATCTTTTGCGCTTAGCAGATCTTCCTTTATCAGTTTTATCATAACTAAGTTTGTACTTTCTCACATGTTCTGAGTTATTATTTCTCCAATTCCTCATCCAGATTTTCTTTTTATCTATTTGGATAGGATCAGTTTTCTTCATCTCATATTCCTTCTTACTATCTTCTCTTCTTTTTTCAAAGCAAACTAGATAATTAGAACTACTTGGTTTATAATACCAAAGAGTTCCACCACAATGTGAACAAACTTTATCAGGAAGATTTATCTTTGGCATCATTTCTAATTTGTCTTTTTAATAATAACTGTTTGCGTTTAGTTTCTATAAGTTCTTGTGGTATGTCAGAACGACTTAAGTGTTTTATTTCAGGATCATTAAAGATTATTCTATATACATAATTGTCACACAATGTAGTAGAATCTTTCTTTGCCCTTTGTCTGTTACGCTCTTGCTCTTTAGGAGTTTTGTAATATCCATTAGCTCTACGATTTCTACAACTTCTTTTATTGTGCTCTCTTGTTTTTTCAGGATTTTCACGCTTCCACTT